CTAGTGTTAAGCCTACGGTTACCGTTCAGAACCAACTTAAATCTGCCTTAGTTGGTTTTACATTACGACAACAATCTAACAATATATCGTATGATGGACCCAAACAATTTAAAGAGCTTGGCTATTACGACACTATTATTGATACTGATTCGTTACTTGCTTGTCTTGAAAAAGATATTGTAGAATTAAAATCATTAGAACCTATCAGAAATACACGGATGCAAGATAGGATGTTAACTATACCGTTAAGTCACAAAGCTTTTGATATTTTAAATGATACCTATAATAAATTAAAACTATTACCCAAACCATATTCGATTACCAATATTAATTTACATGTGAGTGATAAAGACGATACCTTTAATGAATACTTTCAAAACGATCAAAAGCATAAACCTAAGAATGATTTATATACATTGCACATAGATCCAAAATATAACTATATTAAGACAATTATATATCTTAATACAGTTAAACGAGGTAATGGTCCTTTCGCTTATATACCTGAGAGTCATCGATGGAAGTTTAATGATGTTGAAATGTTATTCTGTAAAAGTAATCAGTTAGTTAATACATTATCAACTATAGAACAGAGAAAAATAAATGCCGGTCTTCCGTTATGGGCACGGAAAAATTCCTATTTCTCAAGACAATTTAAAGATAAAACTAAAGTATCTGATCATTTATATAAAAAATTAAAACACTTTACATCTGATAAAAGTAATTTTATATTGTTTGAACCGAACTTTGGTTGGCATAGAGGGACACACGTGCAGACTGGAGAACGTATTGCACTACAAATAATTATGAAACCAAATGATAACTAATCCTAATCTTTCAAAAGAAGTATTACAACGACGAGTGTTTAATCCGTACTATTACGACTTACATGTCAAAGAATTTTTAGTAGGAAAGACAAAACAATATATAGATTCTAACGGAGTCGTCCTTGATGTAGGAGCTGGTGTGGGTCAGTATACTCGGTGGTTTACGAAACATGCCGACCATGTCAAAGGGTACGAAGCTGTTCCTGAAGTTTACGAACAACTATGCAAAGTTCAAAGTGATTATCTTAATTTCTCACCTTTTAATTTAGCTGTTGGTGATAAACCGGGTAAAGAAAGATTTTACGTTGATAACAAACGATTATCTAATTCATCGTTTCAAGATTTAGTTGACGGCTATCCTATTGATGTTGAGGTTATAACCTTAGATGAACATTGTCGATCGGCTGATAATATTTGTTTTATAAAAATAGATACCGAAGGTACAGAACTTGATGTATTAAACGGTGCACAAAAAATTATTGATAAGCATAAACCTCACATGATGATAGAGATTTATGATAAGTTTAATAAATATCCAGTAGATACAACTTTTAAATTTTGTTTTGATAGAGGATACTCTTGTCTTTATAATCACAGAGGTCAAGGATTAAAACCAATAAA